TGTATTTTGCGTTGCCGATTAAATCTTCTGAATATTCAAGCAATTTTTCTTTTCCGCTGTCATTCAGAAGGCGATAGTTGGAAATCAGTTTACTTTCAACTTGCGTGTAGCTTTGACTGTTACTCAAGTCATATAAATCATCAAGAGTAAAACCCATACTATGTACTATAGCTTTTGTACTGGTCAGAAAAGGTTCTTTTGTTTGACCGGCAAACAATTTATCAATTGTGCTTTTTGAAATTCCGGTTTCTTCTGAAATCTGTTTTGATGTTTTCCCAGAAATTTTTTTCATTTTTTTTAGCGATTCAAGCCACATTTTTTTCACCTCACAACTGAATAATACCACCTTCAAATCTATAAGTCAATAAAAAATTGCCGACTTCGGAAACATTTTTCAAAAAAGGTATTGACAATTGCGGATATCGGATATATTATAATGATAGAAATTGCTTATATCGGCAATTTCAGGAGGTGAAAGTAATGAAAAATCTCAAAGCTGAAATGGCAAGAACTGGAGTTAGCAAGGAAGATATCATGAATCTCTTAGGTTGTTCTCTGAGAACTGTTGACAATAAGTTAGATGAGATAACTGATTTTACTATTCCTGAAGCATTTAAAATCAGAGATGCTTTCTTCCGTAACATGAGAATGGAATATCTTTTCTGTTCACAGAAAACCGCATAAGAACCGACCACATTACAGGGAAATAACTGCAAGGGGGGTGAGAAGAATGATGAGTGATGATGACAGAGCAAAGGTTGTAAAGTGCCTTGTAGATTTCATTGATAAGGTTACAAAAAAAGAACGACCTTCAAAGGCAGAAGTGGAAGTTCTGCCCGAGGTCGTAAGAGCTTTAAGAGAGTTTAATACCTTGTAAAGAACCGATACCACATTACAGGGAAATAACTGCAAGGGGGTGAGGAAATCAATTCTAAGAAACTCAAAGAGTTAATAAAAAATGCAGGCTACACACAGGTAAGACTTGCAGAAGAACTTGACATATCACCCAACTCTCTTTCATCTAAAATAACGGGTAAGTCCGAATTTACTTTAAGAGAAGCAAAAAAAGTTTGTGAATGTCTTGATATAGCAGACCTGAGCAAAAGGGCAGAGTTGTTTTTGACATAAAAAAACAAGCACCGACGGTCCTTTCATCGGTACTTGTTCCCAATTTTTTTACCTGTGTAAATTGCAGTCAGAAGTGAGTACAAAGGTTTCTCTCGCTTTTTTAACTGGTGAGGAACCAGTGAACTTCGTCTCAACATCTGACATCAGCAAAAGGACTACCGATTTCTTGATTTACTGCGTCACTTAAGCGGTTTGGCTCCGCTGTGATAGCCTTAGCATTCGCATTTAACAGGAACCGGCAAAGTCAAAAGTTTGGTCAAAATAACCAACTCCTTCCTTTTGCCCAAAAATAGGCTAATTTCATTATACAAATATTTTTGTATAATGTCAAATTATTTTAAACCGATACCACATTACAGGGAAATAACCACAAGGGGGGTGAGAGGAATGGGCGACATTATCATATTGATACTTATGATTATTCTCGCAGTTTCCAAAACTATAGAGGCGGTACTAACCTTTAATGAAGTATGTGAAGATCGTTCCAATAATCATTGCAACAATCTCAACGATAGTTCCGATGATTTTCCAGAAAGACGGTTTCTTATACCACGGCTTCTTATTGCGGGAATTTGCATCGGTACGACTGTCGGATACGGAATCATAGTAGTTAAAGAAATCTTTCTGTAAGCGTTTGAGAATGTTTTCAGCAAGTGCTTTACTGCTTTTGAAATCAATAGGCAGGCATACGATGACGAAAATGCTGTCGGGAGTGAATGAGGCGGTAATATAATCATCATTCTGTGAAAAATCAAATACGAAAAATTCAAAGGCTTGTACATTAAGATTTTTAGGAATGTCATTTATATCCGCCGAAACGGTTGTGTTATCGGAACAGTATGTAAAGGTACATTTGCAGGAATCAAAAGGGACACGGCTTTTTACAGTGTCGTAAATCTCAGACAATGTCTGAGCAGTAAATTTGTTATAGCTGTCTGATGACAGCGGTGCAGTAGCTTTATATTTTGTGTTCATAATCAAACCTTCTTTCGTTCTGATTATAACATAACGGTCAAGACAGAACCGATACCACATTACAGGAAAATAAAAGTAGGGAGAATCATTATGAATGAAATCAGAGTAAGAATTAAAGACCTCATCAAAGAGCTTCAAATGTTGCAAAAGGACGGCTATGAATGTGCCGACCTCATAATTGAAGAAGCCGAACCCGAAGAAGGCATTCCGGCTCGCATTATGCTCAGCGACTACGGCTGTGTATTTGAATGCAAAGACTGACAAGGGGGAGTGAGAGAATGGATAATCGTAACATCACGAGTATTGTTATTAATTACGATAACGGCGAAATAGAAACCTTAAATAAAGGTATAGCTGTTGGTTTTGATGAAATCGACAACGAAGAAGAAACTATCAAGGTCAGCTATCGTATGTGCGATATTAAAGGCAACGAGTTAGCAATGGTTGTTGAATCTATTATTGCGTTGGGCAACAAACTCGGAATGTTTGACAGTGGGGGAGATGACAATGAAGATGATTAAAGTAAAAATTGATACCTTAATCAGTAAACTTGAAGAAATCAAGGCAAGCGGACATGAAACGGTGCATTTGTCTATTGTTGAAGGTGTGCCAAAACACAAGATCCCAGCTCATGTTGACCTTGATGCAGACAAGGATTTTCGTTGTGTGCTCGAGGTGAGAGAATGAACCGAATTACAGTAAGAATTGATGACCTAATCGGTCAGCTTAACGAAATCAAACGAGATGGTGCTGAAAAAGTTTTGCTTGAAATTGAAGAAGGTGTTGCAGACCCAGATGAGAATTGTCCGAATAGGATTAATCTGATGCCTGCATATCATCCGAGTGATTTTTTTGCAGAAGTTTATGAAAGCTACTAAAGCAAAAGTCGATATCAGATTACAGGAATAAATAATGAAAGGGTGAGAAAAAATGCCAAGAAAATTAGCTAAGCCCGAGGACCAAATGAAAAGACAGCTGATTGCCAATATACAGTATGAGGCAGAAATCAGAAGTATTGACCGTGAAGGACAGGCTCTTGTGGCACATTGTTCCGAGGGAACCTACAGAAAAAGAATTAAAGATCCGGGTACTTTTACGGTGGAAGAATTATCAAGGCTTGCCAACAAATTTGGCATACCTATTCAGAACCTTTTCAAGGCAAGGGTGGTAGCTGATGAATGACAAAACACTTGACGAACTCAATGACATGGCAAAAAGATGGATTGACGGAGAGGTTAATCATCTCGAAGTCGTATCATTGAAATTGTTTGACCGTTTGTTGGTGCTGGAGCTTGCCAACGCATACAGTATGTGCAAGGTCGGTTTGCTCAGTAAAGAATACACCGCCTCATATAAGCTGAAATTCTATCAAGAGTACCGAGAACTGAAACTCAAGACGGAATTTTTGCTTATCCAACAGGAACAGCAGATTGACTCTGTAAAAAATGCAAGCGCAACGCTTTCGGAAGTTTGCAAGGAGTACGGTAAAGATGAGGTTGACCTCGTTAAGCTGTGCGAGTTGCAGGCAAAAGCAATTGATGAGCTGACACATGAGAATGTACATATCAAGCTGTGGAACTCGGTCAGAGCATACAAAAAGCCTAAAGATTACGCAAGACGGCATATGAATAAGATTGTTGATGAGCTTATAGACAGGTTCGGCAGTAAAGTACCGTTTGAGCAGGTTGTTATGTCATATCTCAACACTTGCCTTAAAGACAACCGCAGAGAGATGTGGGAACATTTGACAGGCGATGACTATCCTACGAAGGCAAGACAGCAGTTGCCGGTTAAAGACGGTAACGCAAAGGGCGAGCTTGAATCAATGAAGAAACATTACGGTGTGAGAACAGGGAAAAAAGTTGTAAAGGAGAGTGTCGAAAAATGATTTTTGTATCAAGAAAGAAATACAAGCGTTGCAAGAGACAGCTTGACATTATTGACCGACTCAAAGCAGGGAACAACGAACTCAGAGCCGAAAATGAAAGGCTCAAAGCAGAAAATCTGACACAGGGTTTTGAGTGTGTTGGAGTATCGGCTATATGAATGTAATTGTAATTATTTGTATCGTCTGCCTTGTTTATCATATTATCTTTAAACTTGCGAAGGTGATGTATTTAATATCGCTTGACGATGAAGAAAGAATGATATGCCAAATATACTGCATTTGGCCTAATTGGCTAACCATATTTGCGACTGTTGATATACTTATAAGATTTATTCTTATCATTGACGTAGGCATATTGTGCATATGGGCAATTATGGCTCTATTGTCTTAGTAAGGAGAATGAAAGTAAATGAAAGTTTATCAGTGCGATTGTTGTAACAAAGTTATCTCAGATCCGTACAAAGTTAAAATGAAGAAATTCTATGTAGGGGTTGATATTGATTACTTTAGCGGGATTGAAATTCCTGTTGAACGCAAGAGAAAAATTGAAATACATCTATGTGATGATTGTTTCAAAGGGTTGCATGCTATTGCCGAAAAAAAGGAGCGTGAAAAGTAATGAAAAGAAAACCGACATTGACTACGATTGCAATTGAAAAATTGCACCCGCATCCCGACAACCCTCGTAAGGTTCTCGGGGACATTGATGAGCTTGCCGAAAGCATTAAGGCAAGTGGTATTCTTCAAAACCTCACGGTTGTGCCGATGAATGACGATTGGACGGAGTTTACTGTTATCATCGGACACAGAAGATTAGCAGCGGCAAAGCAGGCAGGATTAACTGAACTGCCGTGCGCTGTTGTCGAGATGACTGAAAAGGAGCAGTTATCTACAATGTTAACCGAAAATATGCAGCGGTCAGATTTGACAGTTTATGAAGAAGCAAAGGGCTGTCAGCTGTTGCTCGACCTCGGTGATACGGTCGCAGAGGTTGCCGAAAAAACAGGCTTTTCAGAGAGCAAAATCAGACGGAGAGTTAAACTCTGTGAGCTTGATGAAGAAGCGTTCAAAGAGAGCCAAATCCGACAACCTACATTGCAGGATTATGACAGGCTGAATCAGATTAAGGATATTGAAGTAAGAAACGAATTGCTCAAATCAATCGGAACGAATAATTTCGACAATCTTTTGTATTCTGCTGTGCAAAAGCAGGAAGCTGACGAGAAAAGAGCAGAGCTTGAAAAAATCTGCCTCGATAACGGTATGACACAATGCGAAGGTTTTAAGGATATTCCCGAAAACTGCGAATACACAGGAATGTTCCAACTTGAAGATTTAATCGGCAAAACATTTGATGACGGCAGAAAGAGGTATTTCTTCCCGGCATATGGCGGTAGAATACATATCTATACCAAAATGACAAAAAAGAAAATCAAAGAGCTTAATGCAAAAGAAGAAAAAAGAATTGCAAAAAATCAAAAATTTGATGAAATCAATTCTCAGATTGGCGAAATTAACGAGCGTTGCAAAGCTCTTAGAGAAGAATTTATGCGAGAGGGCAACTTTAATGATGACTCCCAAAAACAAGCATTAATCAATTACATATTGTATTCGATGTCTGAACGGAAAGAATACAACGGAATTTCTTTTTGCGCTTTAAGCGGCCTTAAATATGATGACAACAACGAATGCATAAACCTTGATGATTGCATAAAAGACACCGGCAAAATGTTAATGTCAGCGGCATATGCTTTTTTTAAGAACTGGCGAGACAACAGCAGTTACATTTTAGTTGACTATGCTGATAAAACAATTACCCGAAAAATCAATCCCGAACTTAACAGATTTTATAATCTACTCGTCAAGCTCGGCTATGTGATGAGTGACGAAGAGATACAGCTCCGTGACGGCACACATCCGATTCTTACTGCCGGTGAAACAAACTAAATAAGTTAATCACACAACTGCACTTGTGAGATTATATATATCTCATTTTATACCTATACCTACTTTTCTGAATATTACCCTCATCTCAGACAGGTGCAGCTGTCTGAGATGGTTTTAATATTTAAACGAGGAGAATAGTCATGAGAGAATATTTATTCAGGGGCAAGATGATAGCTAACGGTAAGTGGTCAGAGGGCAACTTGCTTGTGACTAAACAAGGTTGCTGTATAACACCCGATGCAACGGTGTTAGGTAGCTATGGTGCGGTAGACCCCGAAACAGTCGGACAGTACACAGGCTTGACCGACAAGAACGGCACGAAGATTTTTGAGGGGGATATTGTAAAATATGGTGATACTGTTCATAATGTAGTGTTTGAACAAAGAAACGGAACAGCGTATTTTGGTCTTGTGTATTCAACACTTGAAACCTTATCGTTTGGATATTATCAAGATTTGAAACAAATTGAAGTAATCGGCAATATCTACGATAATCCTGAACTTTTGAAATTAGGTGAAATAAATGAGTGAAGAAAAAAAGAAACGAGGTCGCAAGAAGAAACTCGACCGAATAGACAGGATGTGTCTTTACTGCGCTGATTACAACGCAAAGCACGGCACAAACTACAGCTACGGAGAATTTGTAGCGCAAATCGCCGCAAGAAAAATTAAACCGCTCGGTTTGTACGATTACGCAGATTAGGAGGAAAAAATGATGAGAGAAATATTATTCAGAGGAAAATTCGGAAACGAATGGAAGTACGGCTTTTTAAGCATTGAACCCAAAGGCTTGGTAATCAAAGAGCCATACAAGAACGAAAGCTCAAATGTGTGGCATATTGACGCTGACACAGTCGGACAGTACACAGGCATGCACGACAAGAACGGCACGAAGATTTTTGAGGGGGATATCATTGATTTTCTTTACCGCTCGGATGATGACGACTATGGAATCGTTCAGTACGATGTTGATGAAACTGAATTTGGATTTGTGTATAATTTAATCTATGAGGGATTAGGCAGACACTATCCTTCAAAAGATATTGAAGTTGTTGGCAATATCTACGATAATCCCGAACTTTTAGGAGATGAAAATAATGAAAAAAGGGACAACAGTTGAAAGCGGATATGATGCCGAGGGACGCTGGCATTTGAAGCTCAGAAAAGCCAAAGGCAAGTTTACGCTCGACGAAATAATTGAAGCGGCGAAAGAATGGGAAGAAGATTACTACGCTGTGATTATTAAAGCAATGGGCGATGAGACTGCACAGTATTACGATGATGACCTTGAGGGGGATTACGTGACGCTATATCGTGCCACGGATTTTATAAGTAAAGAGGTGTAAAAATAATGTCAGCAGGAACAACAATGCTTATTGTGTTTTTAATCCTTATAGTAGCGTTTATTTTAACGCTTATTTGGATGAGGGAAAACATTAACTTTTATCGTGACCTTTATAAAGTTGAGAAGGAAAAAAACGACCGCCTTTTGAAAGAGAATCAAAAGCAAGGTCGAACAATCAATCAAAACTGGGACATCACTAATAAGCGTTGCAATAAGAGCTATACGAATGGCTTTGCAGACGGAAGAAAATACGAAAGGAAATATGGATATGACCAAGAAATCAAAATTAGCGAAGAAGAAAAAGCAAAGCTCAAGGCAGTTATCAGAGCAGCCATCAACAGCGAGAAAGCTACATTGGGAGAAGACTGTGAATCCGAATCTGAACCCGAAGCCGAGGACAAAGAGGAAGAAGGATAACATTGACCTTATTTGTGAGGAGTTAATGAAATACAATGAAGAACACGGAACATCATACAGTTACGGCGAATATACAGCACTCGTCGGCATGGGAAAAATCAAAAGTAAGTACCGAGACAAAAGAGACATTGACCTGCCGCTCTTGTAAGGAATGCCGAGGGTACAAGTTTTGCGCAAGCAGAAGCAGGGATTATCCTTGCAGCTGTTTTATTAAAAATGAAAGGTGACTATACATATGAGAAGAGCAGATAAAGAATTTTTAAACGCTCAGATTGAAAACTTAAAAGAATCCGCACACGAGCGTTTTGCGACGGTACTTATGCAGGTTGATTATCTTCAGCTTAAATTACTCAATGCTGAAAGAGGCTGCAAAAAGCTCAGGGAAGAAAACAGAAGATTAAGAGCAGAAAATCAGATGCTCGAGGACAACATCGGAAATCTTTTGTGTACAAGAGAGGAAGAAATGAAGTACAACAGAGTGCTGAATGAAAACATCACAAAGCTGGCTGAGGTCAACGCTCTTATGGCAGGTAAGCTCTCGGTGTATGAACCTATTAAGAAGGCTGAATCTCAGCCCGATGAGACGGCTGACACGGTAAGAGAGTCAGATCCGGCAGAAAAATAATCAAGGCAACTCCCTTGCTACATGCGAAATCCAATTCTTAAATCAAGAAATCAAACGAAATTTAAGTTTTCGTATTCAAAACTTAAATCAAAAAGCAATGACTTCTTTTTTTGATTTTAGCTGTTACACAATAAAATAAGAACACACAATTGCAGAGTAGTAAGGTTTGCAAAAAAGCAGTAGCTCAAGTGGTCAGATTGGGCTACTGCTTAGTTATATCTGTCAGCATTAAAATTCCAAAATAGAATAATAATCAGTCATAATTGAGGGAGCTGAAATGCTCCTTTAATATCCTGCTCAAATGATTATTTAAGCACGGAAAACAGGAAAAATATACTATAATAAAAGGTTATGCTATGTACACATATAAAAGAACAATCACAAGCGGAGATATGATTGAAGTTGAATACTATCAATCAATCCGAAAAATCGGAAAAAACTACGGCGGAAGAAAATCAAATAATTCTTTAAGTCCTGCCAAGATGAGGAAAGCAAACAAGCTCCGTGCGGTTAAGCATATGCAGAGGCTCATAAATGCAAACTTTGGTAGCGGTGATTTCTTTTGTAGATTTTCTGCTCCATACGGAACATATGAAACAGAAGAAGAGTTTCGCAAAGAGGTAGGTAAATGGCTTGACCGAATCAATTACCGTCTGAAAAAGCAGGGCAAAGGCAGATTGAAGTACATAGCGTTTATTGAGTGCGGTAAGTCGGGTAAGAATTGGCACATACACATTATCGTCAGCAAAGAGGACAGGGAACTGCTGTCTGAACAATGGCCATATGAAAACGGTCAGAACTTTACTCCGCTATATAAGAACGAGAATTTCAAAAAGTTAGCTGAGTACATAACAAAAGATTTGACCGGTAAAGAAGATGTTGATGCCGCACAAAAGCGGATGATGACAAGCCGCAATCTCACAAAGCCTGAATCGGTCACACGAAAGGCAAAAAGAAGAGAGATAAGAGCCTTAGAGCGTGGAGAAATGATTGAAGCGCCCGAAGGTCATTATCTCATTGAGGACGATTACTCAATGAACTACTCTGACATAGGCGGTGCAAAGTGGTATTTTTGTTTTCTGCCGATTACGCAGAGGCGAAAATGGTAAATAATGGTAAATTCAGACCGTGCGATGTACGGTCTTTTGGGGTTGCACAAAAATGAAGTATGCAGCGGAATAGATAATAAATCAAAGGAGAGAGAAAATTGAAAGAAAACAAAGCTAAATGTCCGTTTTATTCTTACGACAGCCAAAGTAAGATCTGCTGTTTCGGGGCGGTTTTCAAAAGTAAGAGCACAACGCTGTTTTTTGATTCACCGCAAGACAAGGAAAATCACTTCAACGATTTTTGCGGTAGCTATTGTTGGCGAGGCTGTCCGCTTGCTCAGACGATCAGCAAAGATGTGTAAAATATCAATCTTTTAAAAACATAATATGCAAAAATTTTAAATTAATTCAAAAATTTTACTTCTGTCACGGTTTTGCCTCTTGGTGAAACCGTGTTTTCGCATACCAATATTAGGCGCGAAAAAAAGTGTAAAAATTTGGTATTAAGGTTTTAACTTTTTTGCACGAAAGAAAAAAGCTAAAATTAAGACACGAAACATGTACAAAAAGGCGGTGAGTTGATGAGCCAAAAAAAAGACTTGAAAGGACAGCAGACAGAATTTAATGAGCAAAAAGCAATTGACTGGGTGCAAATTAAAGCTGAATATATCAGCGGCACAATGTCCGCTTCAAAACTTGCCGAAAAGCACGGAGTGAGCGTGTATGCCATACGAAAAAGGTCGGGGAAAGAACGCTGGCAAGAGCTGAGAAAACAGAATCAGAGTGAAACCGCAAATAAGATAGCGAAGAAAATCAACACGGAGAAAGTGAAGAAAACCGTCAGAGAGATTGACAGGGTTGTGGCCGTTGCCTCAAAACTTATCACAAAGCTGAACAGAGCCGTAAACGAGCTTGACAAGGACGAGGAACTCATCAAGAAAAAAGTAACGGTTAAAGCCGAAAAAAGCGAAGATGAGAAAACCGCAACAGCGGAAGAAGAATACAGCTACAATTATGCTAAACGAAAAACGCTTGTAAACACAAAGCGTGCAGCGGAGATTTCAAAGAGTCTGCTCAATGTTCGTGACATACTCGCAGATTATACAACGGAACAGGACGAAGAGAACGCTCTCGGTATTATAGAAATCCCGATGCAGGAAGTAATGCGACCGCCCGAAGATGATGAGCAGGACGGTGAAAGCGTTGAGTAAGAAAGTCATATGGACTCCTCAGCCAAAGCAGAGAATAGCGTTGAGCCGTGGCGAAGATGAGATGCTATACGGCGGTGCTGCCGGCGGAGGTAAGACCGATTATTTGGTAGTTGAGGCGGCTCGACAGGTGAATATCCCCGAATACAGAGGACTTATACTCCGTAGGGCTGTGCCTGACCTCGCACGAATTATTGATCAAACGAGGGCTATTTATCCGTCAATAGATAGGGGGGCAAGGTACAACGCAACAACAAGAGTGTGGACCTTTTCAAGCGACGCACAAATTAAGCTCGGCTCTTTATTTCGCACGAATGAAAAATACAAATACCAAGGTCAGCAGTACGATTTCATCGGCTTTGACGAATTAACGCAGTTTACATTTGACGAGTACAGTTATTTAAAATCACGAAATCGTGGTAACTGCAAGGCGACGAAGGTGTATATGCGGTCAACCGCTAACCCCGGCGGTGTTGGCCACGGCTGGGTGAAACAGTATTTTGTAACTGCCGGAACTCCGGGCGAAACAATATGGCTTAGTGACAAAGTAATTATGCCTGACGGCACGACCAAAAACTATTGGACCAGTAAAGTCTTTATTACGGCAAGTGTATTTGATAACAATGCCTTAATGAACAATGACCCCGATTATGTCAAGCGACTGGCACAGTTGCCCGAAGCGGAGCGTAATGCCTTGCTCTACGGCTCATGGGACAGCTTTGAAGGACAGGTGTTTACTGAGTGGATAGACAACCGAGAGCATTACAAAGACAGACGGTGGACACATGTAATTGAGCCGTTCAAAATTCCGCAAAGCTGGCGAATTATCCGTTCGTACGACTGGGGCTATACAAGACCGTTTTCAGTCGGTTGGACTGCCGTTGACCAAGACGGCAAATTTTACCGAATCCGTGAATTGTACGGCTGTAAGAAGAATCAGCCGAATACAGGTGTACGCTGGCCAATTGAAAAAGTGGCACAAGAAATCCTTGCAATTGAAAATAATGACCCTCAGATTAAGGGCAGACAGATTTATGGTGTTGCTGATCCGGCTATTTTTGCGGAACAGGGCAGCGGAAAAAGCCAAGCCGCAACACATGCACAGTTGGGAGTGTTCTGGAATAAGGGCGACAACGCAAGACTTGCCGGAAAAATGCAGTTTCATTCTCGGCTTGCGTTCGATGAAGAAGGTTATCCGATGTTTCAATGTTTCAACACTTGCACTAACTTCATCAGAACAATCCCGAATCTTGTGTACTCGCAGATAGACACGGAAGATATTGACACAGAGGGCGAAGATCATATTTATGACGAACAGCGATACGGCTTTATGACCTCGATTATTACACCGAAAGAAGTTGTGCTGAGGAATGCAAGGGCATTTGATCCATTGAACATAAGTCAGACACGATATTACAACAGATAGGAGATTACCAAAATGAGCAAAGTTAAACGAGATGAAAACGGAATGATTATGCCGGTAAAAACTACATATCCAGCTCTGACTTCTGACAAATCAAAGTTGAGCAATGTTTACGGTACAAGCGATAAGACTGATGAAGAGCCGAAATCAGCCGAACAGGCAGAAAAAGAGAACGAGAGCAGCGGCAAGCCGATTGGACTTGACGAAATCCACGAGGCTATGCAGACCTTCCGCAAATATCAGAACAGCAAAAAGACGTATGATGAAAGATTTAAGCAGGCTTTCAGAGAATATAACTTGCTTTACACAGAGGCGACTGCACCGCAGATTAAAACGGACGATAAAGGCAGACCGCGAAAGGTGCTTATACCGAAACGCAAAGGCGCTCAGGCACTTAATGTCATAATGAACAAGCACGCTGATGCAATGGATAACTACCCCGAAATCATTTGTCTGCCGAGAGCACAGGACGATGAACAGGCGGCTAAAACACTCAACAGCGTAATACCGTGCATACACAAACGCAACGGATTTATAAGGACCTACTCTGATGAACAGCTTGACAAGTTTGTCGGCGGTTGCGGTTGTTACGCAGTATTGTGGGACAAGACCGCAGAAAACGGACTGGGTGACATTGCTATCAGCCGTGTAGATATTCTCAATCTCTTTTGGGAACCGCATATTGAAAACATACAGGACAGTGCGAATGTATTCTTTGCCCGATATTACGATGAAGAAGGAATCAGAAAGGTATATCCCGAGCTTGAAAGCGTTTCGACTGCCTCTCTCGGACTGGTTGAGCATGAAACATATGACAACAGTAATAAGTCCAATGATAAAGTAATCTTGCTTGACTGGTACTACAAAAAAAACGGCGAATTGCACCTCTGTAAATTCGTCGGTGAACACATTCTCTACTCATCTGAAAATGAGGGTAAGCCTATTTATGACCACGGCAAATTTCCGTTTGTACTTGAACCGATGTTCAGACTGCGGGATACTCCCGTGGGCTTTGGATTTATGGATGTTGTGAGAGCACCACAGAATCAGCTTGACGAACTCAAACACGATATGCTTGTGAATATCAAAGTCAACTCACAGCCGAGAGTGTACGCAAATACAGGCGTGGGAGTGAACAATGACGATATGACCGACCTTGACAAAACGGTAATTGAGGTCAACGGACAGTTACAGGGCAACATTGCTCCCGTCGAATCAAAGGAGCTTGCCTCGGGCGCATGGAGCTTGTACGACAGGCTCTCAAATGAAATCAAAGAAACTTCTGCTACGAATGACGCAAGCAACGGAGCGAGTGCGGCAGGTGTTACAAGCGGTTCGGCAATTGCCGCATTACAGGAAGCAGGCGGTAAAGTAAGTAGAGACTCAAACAAGCTGGCACAGGAAGCAATGACGGAGCTTGCTCAGCTGGAGATTGAACTGATGAGGCAGTTTTATAACTTGCCGAGAATTTTCAGAATCACGGGCGAAAACAATCAGACAACCTATGAGGAATTTGACAATACAGACCTCAGAAAACAGCCGTTGACCTATACAGACACAGACGGTCAGACGGTAAACTATACAGATGAGGACGGCAACATACTGGAGCGTTTACCGATTTTCGACATTGATGTAAAGGCGCAAAAGGCAAGTCCGTTTGCAACTGCCGCACAAAATGAAATGATGATGAATCTATTTCAGATGGGAGCGTTCAATCCGCAGGCGGCTGATGCCACACTTGTAATGCTTGACGGTATGACATTTGAGGGCAAAGAAAAACTGATTGAGAAAATCAAGCAGAATCAGACCTTGTCACAGGCGGTGCAGGAGCTTTCAAACAAGGTACAGATGTTGGAAGCAATGAACGCAAGCAGAACAGCGGCAGATGTGCAGAATACTATGCCGAGCGAAAACGCACAGAACGCACAGCAGACACCGCCACAGCCAGAAAGCGAGGCAACAATGTGATTGAAGTAACATTGATTGATAGCGGAAATCTGATATATTTTGAAAGCAAAGGACACGGCTCACATGATGTGTGTGTTGCCGTGAGTGCTTTATGTTCTACATTTTTGCAATACGTGCGTGAAATGCAGGACGAAAACAATGTGACGATAGTCAACGAAAAGTATGAGCAAGGTCACACAGAATCAGAGTTTTATATTGTCAGCTCAGATGCCGAAGTCCGACACGGCATTAAAGCACTATGGACGGGATTTGAACTTTATGCCGAGAATTATCCGGATGAAATAAAGCTTAAATATGATGACGGCAAACCGAAATAAAGTTTAAAATCAACAAGAGTTTTAACTTTTTTTAAAAAATTAAGGTTGATATAATTAAAATATAAGGTCGCAGTAGTGGGACTGCATAAAGACCTGACACCTCGGAAAGACGAGAGAGACACCGCGGATAGACGCGAGACGGAGGTTCTTATGAACGACAAATTTATAGATCTTATCGTAAATCTGCATGACGGCGACTCAGCAGGCGCAGCTGACGGCGGAGACGGAAACGATGAGAGCGGTGTTGCCACAAGCACCGATAACAACAACATAAGCCGTGAAACGAGAGAGAGAGCTGAGAGAATCGGCATAGGTGACGACCTTATCGACGATTACAATAAGGCTTTCGGCAACGGCAATCAGAATCAGAATAATAACGCAGAAGGCGAAAACAACAGCACAGACACAGACGACGAAGAAAACTTAGAAGAAGAGTTTGAAAAGCTGATTAAAGGTAAATTCAAAAATGTGTATCAGAACAGAGCGCAGTCTTTGTTTAAGGACAGAATGTCAACCAAAAACAAGCAGATTTCAGATATGCAAAAAAAAGAAAATACCGGCAATCAGATTTTTGCCCTTATCGCAAACAAGTACAATGTACAGCCCGATGACCTTGACGGTCTCCTCAAAGCCGTAACAGAGGATAAGGATTTGTTTGCGGAAAAGGCTCTTGCCGCCGGAGTGACAACAGAAGAGGCACGCAACGACTTTTTCAATCAGCAGAAAACAAATGCACAGGAAGAAGAACTTGAAACCCTCCGAAGAGAAAAAGCCGCAAGAGAGCTTGACACGCATTTAAGGTCAATTGCAGCGGAAACGATGAAAGAATTTCCAAACTTCAACCTTGAAGAGGAATTTCAGAATCCGTCATTCAGAACCGCTCTTGACTTTATTGCTCAGCAGAAAAATGAACAGAACGAAAAGACAGGTCGTAATGATGAAATTTATGATTTGACTACTGCCTATAAAATGGCACATTTCAATGAACTTCAGAAAGACCTTGTAAAGCGTTCAAGCTCTGCCGCAATCAGTGCGGCGGCACAGTCAATTCAGAGTGGTGCAAGACGACCAACCGAAAATGCGGTCAAGAAAAGCGGTACAACCACGCAGAGAAAGAGCGTGGAAGATATGTCTGACGCTGAATTTGATGCCTTTTACGAGAAAGTAAGACGAGGCGAGGCACACCTCTAATGCCTTGCCGAAAGGAAGGTACGACAATGAAAAGCAAGATTATTAAGCTTATTATCAACATTCACGATAATACGGTTGACGCGGGCGGTGTAAACAAGTCAAACGGCTATGTTTACAATGCTTACGGCAACACGACATCAACATCGGGCAATGACTGGACACCCGAAAAAGCTACATTCTATCACAAAGTATTCCTCAAAAACCTGAAAGCGAAATGCGTTCACGGTCAGTTCGGCGAGCATGATGTAATCCCGAAACAGTCGGGTAACATCTACAACAAGAGAGGTCTTTCACCGTATCCGACAGTAACAACACCGTTGCAGGAAGGTGTTACTCCCGTTGGTAATCAGATGAGCTTCTATTATGTTGAGATTGCCGTGAATCAGTACGGCGCATATACACCTATCACAGACTGGGCAAGTTTCTGTAGCCGTGATGATGTTATGACCAAGGACAGTGAGGAGCTTGCTTCACAGGCAGGACGCTCAATTGAAGAGATTGACCGTGAGGCTCTTAATGCTGGTACAAGCGTAATCTATGCACCGGCTGTAGGCTCTGACGGTACGGTTACAGAGGTTGCAAGCCGTGCGGCAATTACAACAAACAGCAAGTTCAGAGTTGATACTGTTTTCAGAGCAACAAATTACCTTGATTGTCAGAACGCAGAACCTATCGGCGAAAACTATGTCGCTGTTGTTCACCCGAATATCAAGTATGACATTATCAGCGACAAGGATTTTATCAGCGTTGTAAAGTATGCTCACGCTGACAGAATCTTCAAAGGTGAAATCGGTACAATCGGTAATGTTAAGTTTGTACAGTCAAACTTTGCGAAAGTGTTCAAGGGCGCAGGCGCAAACAAAATTGATGTTTACTCAACTCTTGTGTTCGGTAAGGACGCATATGTTACCGTTGAGATTGAGGGCGAAGGCACTCAGACAATCGTTAAGGGCTTTGGTTCAGGCGGTACAGCTGATCCTCTTAATCAGAGAGCTACACAGGGTTGGAAAACGACTCACGGCGTCGGCATTATCGGTCAGACAAGAATGGTTCGTATCGAATCAGCCTCATCTCTCAACACAGTAGCACAGACAGCTTCTCCGGCTGTAGCATAATCGGGAGGTATATAACCTATGGCAACAACAAAGAAAGCCGCAGAGACGGCAGAAAATACAGAAGTATCGGCAGCGGAAACTACTGCCGATACTGCAACAACTGTAACAATCGAAAAATCTCAGCTTGATAAGCTCCTTGGAATGTATGACGAATTGCAGGAGCTCAAAAAGAGTATGCCAACAGACAGCAAGGCAGAGAAAATCAAGCAGGACAAGGAACTTGTAAAGCTGATCGAAAAGGCAAACAAGGCAAGTGAAGAACTTGTTGAGTACATCGCTCCGACAGGTTCGATGAAGTCAAACAAGAATATTGAGGTCAATATCAACGGTGTGCAGTACACCGTGCCGAGAGGTGTCAAGACGAACATTCCACGCAAGGTTGCGGAGATTATTGACAACTCAATTAAGCAGGCTGAATTTGCTCAGGGCGTGCAGGACAAGGCTGCCGAGATTGCCCAGCAGGCAATTGCCGAGGGTAGAATTTAATTTAACAGCAAGGGATAAATTGTACTCCTTACACAAAATTCGCAGAAGGGCGGGGGCGGTAGCTTCCGCCTTTTTGCGTACAAGGAATATTTGAGAGGTGATTATATGACACTTGATAAGGTAATTGAAAGAGTGCGCAAACTTAAAAGCGGATATGATGTGTCCGATGAGGACATTATAAGATATATAAATGAAGCAGAAATGGAAATTATCAGCAATGTAATAAGTAATCGCGAAGGCGATAACGAGATTGTAGGCACATACGGTAACTATCAGCTTGATACAGACAGAGGGTTTGAACTGCTTGTGCCAGCTCCGTATGACCGTATATACGAGGTTTATTGTGCGGCGCAAATAGACAGGGACTACGAAGAGGCTGAAAGATATTCCGTTGATATGAGCGTATATAATCAGCTGAGGCAGGATTTTGGAGCGTTTTGGTTCAGAACACACCCGCAAAAGAAAAGATATAACTTTCACATTGGTTAAGAGGTGACAATATGCTACCCGAATTAAACATACCGAGGAGAGATACAACGAGCATCAGCGTGTTCAGAGGACTAAACAGAAGTCCGAACACAGGATTTTCAAGGGTTTCAAGCTCATCAAGCAGTATTTACACAGAGTTCAAGGATTTTAAAAATATGACTTCTGATAAATACCCGCAGCTTGCACCGAGAGCAAACCGCTCCCGAATTACTTCGGATGAAAAAATCAAAATCATTTCAAATCTGTTGTCGGCTAACTCAGGTTTGATTTATATAGACTCAGACAAAAATCTGCATATCGGGGCAGAGGTTACAAAGATTGATGAGATTAATGCGGCCAAACAGCACCATATTGTTTTATACGGCAATAAGGTTGTAGTATTCCCCGAGAAATTCTCGGTCAATATTAGCAACAAAAAGGTGACTATGATTGACTGCCAAAACAAAGATTTGAGCACACAAATCGAAACAAGGAGCAATCTGCAACTTGATGCCTTGACATATGATTATGCATATTTGCTTTGTTCAATTACACGGTCACATTATGACGCAAGTACGAACAAGAATTATCGACCAAGCATAACTTTATATACCAGCAACGATTTAACAGACACCAAATATCAGTTGACAAGTAATAAAGACATGGTTGATATATTCAGCTTAAATGATATTAGGATAGGCATGGTAATTGAAAGTTATAACAACTTTTATTCTGTTATCGGAATTGAAAAGAAGGACAGCACATATAAAAAGAATAGGCTTTTGAAATTCAAAAAGTTTTCTCAGAAGTTTAGCTATACGACCATAAGAGCCAAAAACATTGGATTGCATATTGAAACTGGAGATTTTGTTAAAATCAGCGGATTAACTAACTCTCTTGTCAGCACAGATGCCGAAAGCTACGCCGATAAGAGCTATATAGAAAACCTTAACGGGAAAACTTTCAAGGTTTATTACGTTTCAAAAAATGAGCTTGTAATCAAGTGTGAATTGGAATCAAGCGTGCCGTACACAGGTACAGTCACAGTTGAAAGAATCTCTCCCGATTTTGATGAGGGAAAAATCGTGGAAATGCAAAATCGCTTGTGGTGCTGCTCTTCGGAAAATAACGAAATATATTGTTGTAAACAAGGTGATGAACGCAACTGGCAGGCATACAGTGACGGAATCAGTACAGACAGCTGGGCTATGACCTGCGGAAAAGAAGGAAAGTTTACAGGCATTGCGACACGGGGCGACAGCATTATATTTTTCAAGGAGAATTACGCACTGAAAATTTACGGAACAAAACCGAGTAACTTTACCCTTGCAGAATACAATGTTCCCGGTGTCGAAATCGGAAGCGAAAAGAGCCTTGTCAACATTAACTCAACTTTGTTTTATCTTGGCCATAACGGTGTATATGCTTATCAGAGCGGTAGCCTGCCAGCGCTCATCAGCGAAGAATCTTTGTGGGGGCATACTTATAAGAACGCAGTCGGCGGCAGACACGGAAATAAATACTACATATCTGCAGAAAGAGATGACGGAGAACAGGAACTGCTTGTGTACGATACTGACAAAGGCTTGTGGCACAAGGAAGATAACGCAAAGATGATTGACTGCGCCACATACAACGGTGTTCTGTATTGGCTTGATGATACCAAAGAAAACATTATGTGTCCGGATAAAGCGGACAATCTTCTTGTTGACAATACGAAATATGAGTATCAACAGGAAGATTGCTTTGAATGGTCCGCCGAAACAGGCGACCTTTATGACAGCGAATTTAATGTTAAGAATATCGGAAAAATCCGAATCGGCATTAAAGCCGAAAATGGAGCAAAGGTCAGCTTGTTTGTGCAATACAAGGACAACGGCGAATGGCGGAAAGTCAGCGAAATGCTTTACAGTGAGAAAAAGCCGAGAGTATTCGCCGTAGCTTTACGCAGAGCGGAATATTTAAGACTTAAACTTGTAGGAACAGGACAGGTCGAAATATACGGAATTGACATTGAGCACAGCAGAGGAAGTGATAAGCGTGGCTACATTTAAACTTGATCCACCGCCCTCAACAAATGACATAGGTGAGATGCGAAATTATCTGAACGATATGTACGAACAGCTGGCTTTCGTGCTTAGCAACATTGACAGCGACAACATAACAGATGATTTTCTATCCGCAATCGGACAAAAAGGAAGTGAAAAATAATGGCTTATACATACAAGGTTTATGGAACGGGCGATGTTGACAATGCGGTTAATAACTATAACCGTGTTGCCTCATCAGCTCCGACATATGCTGATAGCTACGACACAAGACAGGCTCGTCAGCAGGCTGACAACTACGCTAATTCCTACACAGATAAAATCAATAAGGTATATACGAGTAAGTACAAGGGTACAATTGACGAGCTTGCCAATCAGTACCAAAAAAATAAATTTGACTGGACACCCGAAAATTCTTCTGAATATCAGCAGGCAAAAGAAAAATATACCCGTGAGGGCAAAGTTGCACAGGAGAATGTGCAGGGAAGTTATGCCGGCAATACAGGCGGTTACAGCAACACCTATTCACAGGCGGCAGGACAAAAGGCATTCGGCGAGTATATGGACGAGCTTGCAAATAAGGTTCCAACTTTGAAGAATGAGGCATATAAAAGCTATCAGCAACAGCAGGAAGATACGCTGAACAGAATCGGCGTATTGCAGAACCTTGATAACACGCAGTATCAGAAATACAGAGACAGCGTAACGGATGATTACGACTTTATGACCTATTACGAAAACAAGTACGGCACAAGCAAAGGCCTTGATATGAGTAACTTTCAGAATGAACTGGCTCACTGGCAAACACAAATGTCAGCGGCACAGAGTAATCTTTCAGATATCAGAAGTCTTGCCGAGGCACAGTATGAACACAATACATTGAGTGCCGACACAAGGTCAAGTATTGACAGTCAGCGCAGACAGTCGGATGCCTATTATAACTACCTTAACAGTCAGTTGAAAATAAAGTGAGGTGAGAACATTGAGCGTAAATAGTGAGGAAAAAATTTACAACGAGCTTATGAACGAAGTGCCGAGTCAGACGGTAAGCGGTGACACTAAGCAGAGTGCCGCCGCTCTTGCGGGTGCAGAATCAACAGCGAGAGGACAGGCTGACGATTATAAAAGCACTTACAGCGGTAAGTTAGATGACGCCATAAGCAACTATCTGACAGGCAGAGGATTTGAATACGATCCGATGCAGGATAAAGCATATCAGCAATACAGAAAGGAATTTGCACAGAATGCCGCTATGGCACGAGATACAAGCCGTAATACCGCTAATCAGCTTGCAGGCGGTTACAATCCTACCTATGCCGATACAGTCGCAGACGAGGTTTACAATGGCCGTATGGGAAATATAAGCGACGCAGAAAGTACATTTAGAGGACTTGCACAACAGGACTATCAGTCGAAGCAGGAGAAAAATGCAAATGTACTTAACCTCTATAACACGCTTGAGGGTACAGATTACAGCCGTAATCGTGACAAAACAGGCGATTATAAAAACTATCTTAATCTTCTTGCAAGCAGGTACTCAACCGACAGACAGGCAGACACAAACCTTGACAGCGCTAACAATGATGTTTATTCAGCAAAACTTAATGGAGCAGTAAATAATCTCTCATCAGCAAGAGCAGCAGACAGTCAACGCTATTTGTATGACAAGGTAAGTGCCAATCAGCTTGCACAGAACGCACAGGCTGAAAGAGAAAACGCTCAGAAGATTGAGTATGAAAGAAATAAGGCGGCTTATACAGCCTACACTAAGGCTCAGAAAGCGGCAGAAAAAGCAAAAGCAAAGGCTGAGAAAAACAAAGGCAAAACTGAAAATGCAAATGCTGTATTTGCCTCAATGGGCGTTACAAAAGATGACTTTAAAAAGGGCACGGGCAACAAAGAGGACGGAGCGTTATACAAAGAAGGCGGTGCAGTCAATTACACCGTGTACGCTCAAACATACATAGATGAAAAGTATCGTGAGGGCTATATCAACGATGACGAAAGGGATTATCTATACAAGAAAATCGGCATAACAAGCGACGGAAGTAAGTATAACAGCGAACTTGCCGACAGTTACGCAACAACAATGGGACTTGACAGACAGAAAAATAAGAAGTTTATCCGAGGCAGTATTATTCAGGGACACAATATGGGACAGCTAAGTGCGGCAGATGTTGCATATCTCTCAGCAAAATACGGACTGTCACTTGACGATTGACGATTAAGGAGTAAAAAACTATGGGTGAATTAAAAGATATAATCACAGGCAGGCAAAGCAGTAAGAAGTACCGCAAGGATAATTTCAGTAATTCAGGAGCAAGAAGCGGAGATTTTATTGGAAGAAATCTTGAACCTCAGCATAATTCTGAAATGACTATCAGGCAAATTGTCAGCGGTGAAACAGAAAATACTACCGGCAACAATGACACAGGAAAAACAAGTTCGAGAATGACTGTTAATGAAATGTTTAATATCATTAATCATAAGACAAACAGCAACAATACTGGCTCGGATATAAAATCCTTTTTTAGTGGAAATGTGAATAAAGCAAACAGCTCTGCAGAGGATTTTAGGGAAGCAATTAAAAACCCGAACAAGTCTTTGAACGATAGAGTCAAAGGACTTACACACATGTATAACTGTCTCTTATACACATCTGACGCTGCCGACGATCGCATAAGTGTAG